CATATCACCTAAAACTTATTATCCGGAGATCTAATGGCAAAGTTTGCAAAAGGGAAACACGCTTTAGCAATCTCTGACCGAAGCGGATTAGCTTTTCCGTGGAGAGAAATGGTTACAGAATGGAATGGTCAGTTTGTACATTACTCAGAATACGAACGTAAGCAACCACAGTTAGAACCAAAACCATTTGTTGCTGATCCACAAGGTTTAGAAACTGCTAGACCTGCAAGAACAGAATTTGGAACTACAGATTTTTTACCTCTTAATCCTTTTACAACAGCTTCAAGTTCAACTTTAGTAACTGTATCAGAACCAAATAGTGCAAGAGTAAATAATGACATCGTAAGATTTCAAGTAGTTAAATCTCAAACTGTTGGTGGTGTAGCAAAATCTACATTAGAACTAACTACAACTTTAGCTTCAAACATAACTGCAACTGACACAACTATTTCTTTAACAGATGCTTCAGCTTTTCCTACAGCAGGATTTTTTATGATTGAAAAAGTAGATGTATCAGATGATGGAGATTCTTATTTTAACAATGAAGTTATTCAATACTCTGGAAAATCAAGTAATGATTTAACAGGATGTGTAAGAGGAACTAACTCACAATTTAGAGGAGTCTTACCTAAAAACACAACTGCTAGCGCTCATAATTCAGGTGCAATTATTGTTGGTGGTTATTCAATAACTATGATACAAACAACTCAACAACAAGCAGGGCAACCTTCTACAATAACTTTAGAAAATAGTTATACATTTAACTTGGTTTCAAATGCTTCGAGTACAGAAACAGGAGGAGGTATTCAAGTCTTAGCTGGACCATTGGATACTAAACAAGGATGACATACGACGAATTAAAAACAAAAATCAGAGACTATACAGAAGTTGGATCAACAGTATTATCTGACACTATTTTAAATGGTATTATTCTTGATGCTGAATTTAGAATATTTAGAGATATAGATTCTGATAACAACAGAAGATATGCAACAGCAAATTTAATAGCTTCTACAAGATTTATTGATGCTCCTACGGATGCTTTAATTATTAGATCTGCTCAGATTGTAGACTCTGAGTTGGCTGATGGAAATACTAATCAAGAAAGAGATTTTTTACAATGGAGAGACACAAGTTTTATGTCTGAATTTAATCCAACTGCTGTGACTGGTGTACCAAAATATTATAGCTGGTGGGACAAAAATAGAATTATCGTAGCTCCTACACCTGATCAAACTTATATAATTCAGTTAAATTATATCTTGAAAGATCCCGGATTATCGAGTACAAATACAACAACATATATAAGTACAAACTTTCCCAATGGACTTCTGTATGCATGCCTTGTCGAGGCTTATGGTTTTCTAAAAGGGCCACAAGACCTCTTGCAATTATACGAACAAAAGTATAAACAAGTGGTAGAAGGCTTCTCTATTGAACAAATGGGAAGAAGAAGACGAGACGAATATCAAAGTGGTGTTCCTCGTATAGGTAAATAGGAGAATAAATTATGGCTATAACACAAGCAATTGCAAACAACTTTAAAAAATTATTACTAGAGGGTGATGCTAATTTTTCAAACTCAAGTGGTGATAAATTTAAGCTGTCTCTTTATACTTCTTCAGCTACTCTTAACTCAGCAACTACTTCATTTACAACAGGTAACGAAGTTACATCAGCTAACTACTCATCTGGTGGTGGAGCACTTGTTAATGCACCAACTTCTTTAACAGCTGGTGTTGCAAGAGCGGACTTTGTTGACTTGTCGTTTCAAAACGTTACGTTGACAGCAAGAGGAGCTTTAATTTACAACACATCATCTGCAACTACTAACTCTGCAGTTTGTGTTTTAGATTTCGGAGGAGACAAAACAGCTACTTCAGGTACGTTTACAGTTCAGTTTCCAGCACCAACATCAACAGCAGCGATACTAAGAATATCGGGCTAATAGGAGGAAGCTCCTATGGCGGATAAAACTTATACGGTCACTGTTGCAAGTGGTAACTTGTATGGTGGAGGTACGGGTAACGTTTACTATGTAGATGGAACACGTAGTTCGACTGGACCAGGTAATATCATATGGCCTATTTCATCTACTTTACGTTTTGAACAGAGTGATGCGTCTAATGATAATCATCCATTAATATTTTCATCAACAACAAATTCATCTGGTTATCTAACTTCTGGTGTTACCTATTACTTAGATGGAGCAACCACATATTCTAATTACGTTAACACCACAAATTTCAACGCTGCTACTACTAGATACATCGAAGTAGATGTAACAACCCCTGATTTTTATTATTTATGTTATGTCCATGGAATAGGAATGGGTGGACTTATGGATGTTGCTACAGGTAAAACGTGGAGTGTAAGCACATGGGGAGATAATCAATGGGGAGATCAAGTTGGTCCTACTTTTACAGTAACTGGTCAAGCTTTAACTGCTTCTTTAGGAAATGAAAGTGTTGGCATTGATGTTAGTATTACTGCAACAGGTTTTCCTCTTTCATCTAATACTGGAAGTTTAACAGCTTTTGGTTTAGCTTTAGTCACTCCATCAGGTATACCTATGACAGCAGCTTTAGGAACAGCAGACGCTGGTCCTGATGCAATGTTAACAGGTATTCAAATGTCTATGGGACTTGGTACTGTTGATGCCTTTAATTTAGCAGGTTGGGGCAGACTTGGATGGGGAATAAATTCTTGGGGCATAGAAGGTATCAATGCAACTGCAATACCAACAGGTATTGGAATGAGTGCAAATTTAGGTTCTGTAACTGGAGGAATTATTATTGATGTAAGCGTAACCGCTAACACTTTAAATGTAGCTCAATTAACTTTAGGTAATGTTGACCCTGCACCGGATGCAATGATCACAGGTAATTTTATGATTGCCTCTTTAGGTACTCTAGGATTCCAAGGTGATGTTTTACCTGTACCTACAGGTTTACCATTAACTGCTGGTTTAGGAAGTGTAACAGTTAATTTAGTTCAGGAAGTTGACGTTACAGGGCTTGCATTAACAGCAGCTTTAGGAGATGAAACTGCATTTAGTGATGTTACAGTAGATACAACTGGTTTTGGGTTGACTATTACTTTAAACAGTGCTAGTGCTTTAATCTGGAACGAAATAAACACAGGTTCTGCTCCAATAGATCCTCCAGGATGGCAGGAGGTCGTTGCATAAAGAGTTTGACAGTAACTCTTTATTTTTATAAAATAAACGATATAAGGACTTTAATATGGCAAATTCAACATCTGCAAGTTTAAAACTTACAGTCCAAGCAACTGGAGAAAATTCAGGAACTTGGGGACAAATTACAAACACAAATTTATTAATTCTTGAACAAGCAATTGGTGGTTATCAAGCAGTTGCTATTACATCAGGAGTTACTTTAACTTTTTCTAATGGAGCCGTATCAAACGGTAAAAATCAAGTATTAAAATTAACTGGTACAATTGCAGGTGCGGTAAACGTAGTTGTTCCAGATGGAATAGAAAAAACTTACATTATAGAAAACGCAACTACAGGTGCACATAACGTAACTGTTAAAACTTCTTCTGGAACAGGATTCACTTTTAGTGGAACAGAAAAAAATAAAGCTATTCTTTATTCAGATGGAACTAATATTGTTGAAGTTAATAATGATTTAGCAGGTTTAACTGTAGGAACTGATATTCAAGCTTATAATGCAAACCTTGCAGCAATAGCTGGTTTAACATCAGCAGCGGATAAAGGTATACAATTTACAGGATCCGGCACTGCTGGAGTTTATGATTTAACGGCTGCTGGTAAAGCATTGTTAGATGATGCAGACGCAGCAGCTCAAAGAACGACTTTAGGATTAACAACAACTAGTGATGTTCAATTCGACTCTTTTGGAGTAGGAACTGCAGCATCTGGAACTACTGGTGAGATAAGAGCAACTAATGATGTAACAGCTTTTTACTCTTCTGATGTAGCTCTTAAAGAAAATATTACAAACATACCTAATCCATTAGATGCTTTAAAAAAATTAAATGGAGTTTTATTTGATTGGAAAAAAGAATACATCGATAAAAGAGGCGGAGAAGATGGATACTTTGTTAGAAAAAAAGATGTCGGAGTTATAGCTCAAGAAGTAGAAAAAGTTTTACCTGAAGCTGTTGCTCAAAGACCCGATGGTATTAAAGCAGTTAAATATGACAGACTAACTTGTCTATTGATTGAAGCAGTCAAACAATTACAAGACAAGGTAGATAGTTTATCACACAAGGGGAATTAATCCATGGCAGTCCCTTCTACTAATGTTGGATTATCAGACATTCAAACTACTTTTGGTGGTACTAATCCAATTGCAATATCAGAATATTATTTAGGTGGACCTTTAGTTAGTTCCGGTACACCTGCACCTAACGGTCCTATTCCAAGTTCAGGACAAATTTCAATAGGTCAGTTTAGAGCAGCTGCAGCAGTTATTTCTACAGACTACTTAATTGTAGCTGGAGGTGGCGGCGCTGGAGGAATGGGCGGCGGAGGAGGCGGAGGTTTTAGAACTTCTTTTGGCATTCCTGGAGTTTCTGCTTTTTCTTTATCTGCAGGTTCTTACCCTATCACTGTTGGTGGTGGCGGTAGCGGAACAGGTGGAACATCAGCTTCTAATGGAAGCGACGGAGATGATTCAACTTTTAATTCATTTACATCCACAGGTGGTGGAGGTGGCGGAGGAGCCAATGCAAGTAATAACGGACGATCTGGTGGATCTGGAGGCGGAGGCGGAATGCCTAGCGGTCCTGGATCACAAAACCCTGGTGGAGCAGGAAACACTCCACCTGTAAGTCCTCCTCAAGGAAACGGTGGTGGATATGGAGCAAGATTAGCCGGAGGCGGCGGTGGCGGAGCCGGTGGTTCCGGATCAAATATGAGTGGAAGTGGTGGAAGTGCTAATGGCGGACCTGGTGGAAGTGGTTCTTCAAGTTCTATTACAGGATCTTCTATCACAAAATCTGGCGGCGGTGGCGGAACCGGTTGGTCAAGTGGCGGTAACGGAGGATCCGGCGGCGGAGGAAATGGAGCAAATAACGTAGGATCAGGTGGTAACGCTGGATCAACTAATAGTGGCGGCGGTGGCGGCGGAAATTGGAATTCCGGTGGTAGCGCAGGTGGTCCTGGTATCGTAATAGTACGTGTGCCTGATTCAGCAGGAGTATCTGTTTCTCCAGGAAGTAATACAGTTGCCACAGATGGAAGCAGTAAAGTAGCAACATTTAATACAACAGGGACACTAACATTAAGTTAATATTATGGCACATTTTGCAGAATTAGATGAAAACAATATAGTATTAAGAGTATTAGTATTTGACGATGCTGATGTAAATGCTAATGGTGGAGATCAATCACAAACAGCAGCTTCTTTTTGTGAAACAATAGTTCCTTTTTCAGAAACAGGTGTAAAGTGGGTACAGACTTCTTTCAACAATAATTTTAGAAAACAATACGCTTCTAGAGGTTTTACTTATAATCCAACACAAAATGTATTTATTAAACCTCAACCTTTTTCATCATGGTCCTTAGATGGCAACAATGATTGGCAAGCACCAATAACTTATCCAACAGTCACAGAAGAAGGTGACATTACATATTATATATATTGGAATGAAACTGCTTATCAAGCTGATAACAGTACAGGTTGGGAAACTACTAAATCAAATGATACTTCAGAAAATCCTACCATTTATAAATGGAACGGAACAACCTGGATATCCTAACAACATCTATTTACTTTTAATTTAATATAAAGTATTCTGCAAATCGAAAGTTATATGCAGTTATTTAATTATTATCATTATTTTAAGTCAGCAATTCCAGAACGTATTTGTGATGACATTGTTCGTTATGGTCATCAAATTAAAGATACGCTAGCAGTTACAGGTAACTATAGCACTGATACAAAATTAAATAAAAAACAAATGAAAGATTTAAAAAAAACAAGAAATTCTAATG